CTTGAAGTTCATGTCGTCAATAATGATGTACTAGACCCAAGTAATGAGGAGGCAAGTGGTATTGCTTTTCTCACAGAATGGTCGGGCGGTTATTCAAATTGGAAACAAACTTCATATAACGGTAATTTTAGAAAATCGTACTGCGGAATTGGTTGGTCATATAACCCAGTAGCAGATGTATTTGTTGCCCCACAACCATTTCCATCTTGGAGTTTAGATTCTAATTTTGATTGGAAACCCCCAACACCTAGACCCGAAGAGGGCGATTGGCGTTGGGATGAAGAAACTTTATCTTGGCTAGAAATTACTGAGTAATAGGAGTTCATCATGGCAGGTACAACAACTAAAGGTTTGCGTTTTCCCCAAGCGGGAGACAACCCTGCCGTTCATACCGATATTCAAAATTTGGCATCGGATGTCGATACCCTACTAGATACATATATTGGGCAAACAAATCTAGTAAGCATTACCTTTGAAGGTACTACTCCTGATGCTAATGAAACCGTTTTAACAGTTGTAGACCCAACTTCCGATAGAACCATTACCTTGCCTGACGCAACGGGAACAGTAGTTCTAGCAACCGCGACTCAGACCCTAACCAACAAAACTTTAGCCTCACCAGTTTTTACAGGTCAGGTTACTGGTCTTGAAATTGGATTCAGTCAATCCATAGTTTTCGAGGGTACAACAGCCGATAATTTTGAATTAACTTTATCCGCTGGAGAGCCAACCGCCGATGTAACCGTTACCTTGCCAAACGAAACAGACATCCTTGCGAATCAAAACTTTGTTCGCACATCGATGTTGATGCTTGGTGGCATGTAATGTCATTTACCTATTCGGGTGACCCAAGTACCTCTACTCGCAATAAGGTTCGTTTTCTTATTAACGACACCGTTTCAGCGGATGCCTTGTTTTCTGATGAAGAATTAGATTATTTAATTGGTGAGTGGGGAACAAATGTTTATGAAATCTGCCGTGCGGCGTGTGAGACTTTAGTATCTCGTTTCGTCCGTCTTTCAGATTCAACCTCTAAGAGCGTTGGAGATATTTCTGTATCCGAGTCCTATACAGCCAAGGCTCAACAGTACAAAGAACTAGCCAATTCATTCTTGACAAGAAGTATGCGAAAGACCCCACCCCGTCCATTCGCAAACGCCCAAGCGCTTAAATCTACAAACGATAGAATTGTTGATGATTACAACACCGATGCTTACGCTGGAATTCACGACAATCCAAATAATGTCTACGACCATCGTATAGTCGAATAGGCGCAATCATGGCGAGCGCTATCTACGCAAAGGTCGCAGAGTTCATGACTGACTCTGTTGTTTTTACACCAAAATCATCAGTTGATAAATACAATAAAACTACTTTTGGTGCTTCTAATACAAATGTAACTGTTACTGGTCGTTTAATTTACGAAACAGTTAAATCTAAAGATGTTCAAGGTCAAGAAATTGTTGATATTGGACGATTCATCACTAATGGTCCAGCGACCACAATTACGCTGGCACATAGGATGGTCGTAGGGGCGGACACCTTTACAATAAACGGAGTAGATAACATCTCAGACGAAAACGGAGCGCATCACACCGTCATCAGATTTGGACGGTAAACATGGCAAAGTCGTCTTTTACACTCGACTTATTTGGCGACAAAGAGTTAGTCAATGCTCTTAAGGCTGGTAAACAACAAACCCCTCAAGCAATAGCCCAAGCAATCTATGAAGAGGCTAATGTTATTTTTGCTAAATCACAGATTTTAGTTCCAGTAGATACAGGTATTCTTCGAGGCTCAGGTGGCGTATCTGCTCCACAAATGGGAAATCAAGGTTACTTTGTAGATATTTTCTATGGCGGCCCCGCCGCGCCTTACGCTTTTTTTGTCCATGAGATTATAGGTAATTATCACAATCCACCGACACAGGCTAAATATCTTGAACAACCAGTCATGGAAGCCATGTCCACAATCCAAGAAAACATTAAGGGTAGAATTATAGATATTATCGAGAAAGGGCATAGGGGCTAATGGCAACTATTCTTGAATCAGTAGGTGACTACCTACAAAATACGGCTAGTGCTTTTGGCGCTCATGCCTCTCAAGGCACCCTTGGAACAACCATATTTTTAGGCACCCTTCCTGATACACCCGATGCGTGTATAGCAGTTTATGAAAACGCTGGCAGTTCCCCTACATTTACTATGGGCGCTGGCGGTATCCAAATTGATTACCCAATGCTTCAAATTATTGCTCGAGCAGGTCGTGAGGATTATCCAACGGCTAGAGATAAAGCAGAAACTATCCGCGTGTTGCTTGCCTCGGTGCTTGAAAAAACTGTTTCAGGGGTACATATTATGCGTATTGAACCAATGGGTTCAGTAAACTTGTTAGGAGTAGACCCCAAGTACCGTCCACTAATTTCGGTGAATTTCCGATGTCTAGTGCGAATGTAAACGAGGAGCCAACGGCTCCACAAGAGAGAGTGGTAGACCCGTATGGCAGAAACGCAACAACAGATGACTTCCAACGATGCTGGAAATGCGACAGGCTCCTCTTCGAAAGCGCAACGCGCCCGTGGAGTATCCGATGCCCCCGTTGTAAATCCAAAAATAAATCAGGTTGATTTTTTTAATGAATTAGACGCGCTCGTAGGCAGTAGAAACGATGGTGGTTGTTCTATTGGATTTATGGTGTCACAATTAGAAGAACCTGTTCAGAAAAAACTCAACGAAATTTTTATTAACAGAAATGTTGAATCTGCTAAGTTAGCCCAGTTGATGTCAGTCTATGGTCTTACAGTAAGTTCATCCGATGTCTTAAGGCGCCACCGCCGAAGATTACAAGGAAGAGATGGGTGTAAATGTCCTCAAATCTTGATGACGCCCTAGATAATTTATTAAAAACTTCAGAGATGGAGTCGATTCAAAAGTTATCACCAAGAGAAAGAAAAGCGGATTGGTTGCCTGGGGTAACTTGGCAAGGTGAAGAGGGAACAGTAACTACTCCACCAATGGAGGGTGACAACGCGCCCGATTGGTCGGGAGTCCTTCGAATGTGGGGGCTTGACCCTGAACATTTTCAAGTAGTTGAGCCAGTTCTTTTCAATGTGTGGGGAGATACTTTAGGAGTTCTCAATCGCCAATGGAAAGGCAAAGTAATCCGAAAGGGCAAACAAGAGGTTGCCGATATTGAAGCCTTAATTCAAGATATAAAAAAACATAAACCCCGCGAACGCAAACCGATTACAGGTGGGGCAAGCCTTGTCGTATGTGCCTCAGATTGGCAGACAGGTAAAAGAGATGGCGATGGTCTTAAAGGTTTAGTTGGTCGATGGCTCCAAGCCGTTGATGATGTTGAGTTTAGAGTTAAAGAATTAAAGAAGATAGGTCGCCCGATTGATTCAATTACCGTCCTATGCCTAGGTGATTTAGTTGAGGGTTGCGATGGTCACTACGATATTCAAACCTTTACAGTTGAAGTTGATAGGCGAGACCAAGTAAAGATTGCTCGCCGTCTCCTAAGAGACGCTCTTATCCGTTGGTCAAAGGTTGTCCCTAACATAACCGTTGCGGCGATTGGTGGAAACCATGGGGAGAACCGTAAGAACGGAAAAGCCTTTACGACCCTTAACGATAATGATGATGTAGCCCTAGTTGAATCAGTAGCGGAAATCTTTCAAGCCAATCCTGAAGCCTACGGTCATATCCGTTTTGCTATTCCAACAGATGAGTTGAGCCTTACTCTTGAGGTTAATGGAAAGATTCTTGGGATTACTCATGGACACCTTGCTCGAGTCTCGGGTAGCCCTGAAGCCAAACTTCGCAGGTGGATTGCTGACCAAACTCTCGGGCGTCAATCCATCGGCGATTGTGACATTTTAGTTTCAGGTCATTATCATTCATTTCGTCTAGCAGATTGGGGAGGAGTCAAATGGCTACAAGCACCAGCCCTCGACGGGGGAAGCGTGTGGTGGAGACAATCAACGGGGGAGATTGCGGATGTGGGGGTGCTAACCTTTGTTGTGAGCAGTCAGGGAGTATCGGACATCCAACTATTATGAACGACCCTAGAGATATAGCCTTATACGCCGCTGAATTGGTCTCAGGAGACCGTCAGGACGCCTACGGTCATCCCCTTGATAACTTTACTAGGGCATCAAAGATATGGGCTGTAATCCTCGGCTGTGAGGTTTCTGCCGAGCAGGTAGCCCTTTGTATGGTTGGGATGAAAGTAGCCCGTG